TCCTTGCTCACCTATTAACACATCATGATTTATAATATCTAATGCACCATATCGATATTCAAATGTATTGTTGGTCCAGAGTATAACTTCAAAGCTATTATCAGATGCCCTGTTGTACTCTCGCATATCATACCAACCAAAGACTGCTTTATCATTAAAGTTCTTGGCAAGCATCTTAGATTGACTGTCTCTTATCAAGTCTGTCCAGAATACAAACATTGTATTTGTATACTGAGGTAGAGGGTCAGGTGTGTAATCACCACAATAATTATTGTAATTTACATTGCCTGTTCCTAAACCAAAGTGTAGGCAACCATTCGTAGCCATACGAGCAGAGTCATACGCAGTACCATAAAATGTAAAAGAGTTATCTAAATTAAATGCTGCTGATAACTGGTCATCGCCTGCATTTAGATTTGTAGTTCCTGTTTGAGTTGTAAGGTCAATCAAAGATTGATTGCCTTCATAAATATATGTAGAGCTAACTAGTGTGCTAAAACACAGTAGACTACTGACTATAAAATTCTTTAGCACAAGTTCGTCCTGATTTCTTTTTACCTTGAGAGTTTCTTTGTGTCTTACAATGTTTAATGTATTTATCTTTTAATTCTTGATAGTCAGGCCTGTCATGTTTATTTTCTTTCCAAGCTTGTGAAGCTTCTTTACCTATCTTACCTTGATATGGGCAAGGTGTGCCTGCCATTTCCATTGCAGTAAACACTCTAGGGTCTTGACAAAGAATAGATACAGAAGCTACTTTCATGCCAGTATCATAGAGATATTTAGAAAGTTTTAGACGTTCACAGTTTTCGTCACGTACCGCCTTACCGCCTGAAATACCAAATATCTGCCCTTGAAAAGCCCCGGATACTCCTGTGGTACATAAGTCTTGAGAGTAAGACATGATACTAGGAGCAATAGCAGAAGCCGGGGGAGCTTTAGTTTTAACATTTTGGTTTATAGTTTGGGTAG